AGTGCCTGTTAATTCTGATTTAGGCAACAAATTAAAAACAGCAAAGATGGGTATTGTGTTTCATACCACATATAGTGGAAAATCAATACAGGATATGACTGCATCGTTTAGTGTAAATGTAAACAGACTAAAGAACACCAGTTCTGTTTGGGTAGATGATGCAGACTTTAAAGATATATCTGGGACAGCGACTCTAACATCAACAGAATCGACAAACATTAATGCTATAGTGTCTCAAGCAAAATCAGAATTGAAAATAGTAAAATCATTCATGGATGATCTATCAAATCAAGAAAAGATCATATCTAACCTGAACATCTATGTTAATTCTAAAGTTAAACAAGGCACAATATCTCTTTCAACTAAGGAGTTCATGACATGGATGAACGACAAAATACAGGGAGAGATAGATGGTCTTACGTCAGAAGCAGCGATAAAGAAAAGAGAATCAGCAAAAAAACAAATGCTAGGTTATCTAAAAACCAAAAATAAAGACATGGATTCTGTCTTTTCTTTACACGCACTTCTCACTAAAGGTAAACTTATCCTCCTAAGAAAAATGGAATCTGTAAAATCCATCGGAACTTTCATACAAAAGGCAAATGGACTAGAAGTAACAAAACCAGAGGGGTTTGTTGCTGTTGATAAAATTTCAAATAATGCAGTAAAAATTGTGGATAGACTTGAATTTAGTCGAGCAAACTTCAGTGTTGCAAAAGATTGGGTGAAGGGATAAAAAATGAATAAGGATATGATAAACAGACGAAACAGCAGAACATGGGTCTTATGCAACGATAACAGCAAATCACACATACACAGAGATCAATTTGTCACAGAACATGGTGGAGAATTTGTAAAAAATGGTAGGTTCTGGGAGTGGCAAACCATACATACTACTAGTAAAGAAGATCTAACACCATTATATGAGTTTAAGGACAAGAGCGGCGTGACTTATTTAGTAGATAATCTAATGAAATTCTGCCGTCAAAACGAATTAAACAAATCTGCCATATATAAAGTTATGAATGGTGAAAGATTACATCATAAGGGATTTACCTGTAAAAAGGTTTATCATTAATCACAAAGGAGAATCAATATGTTTTCAACAGTCTTAGGAACAATATTTTACAGCATCGTGGTGTTTATCGCAGGTGCATTGATTGGTACTCCAACATGGAATTATTTAAAATCTAAACTTCCATGGAACAAGTGATATAAGATAAACCCCACCGATTTCCATTCTTTTTGGAAGGAGGTGGTCCAGTACATCAGACCTACACATGAAAATCGGTGGGGTTACTTAAATTTTATTGCAGGAGAGCGTATGGACTATATATGCTCTCCTGTTTTTATACATATGATACGTGCTATAGGAGGTATTTGTATGAAAAAAATGGTTTTTACTTTTGGTCGATTCAACCCTCCGACAACCGGACACTTACTGCTTGCTAATAAAGTTAAAGCGGAAGCAAGAAGTCGTGGTGCAGAATATAAAATTTATGGAAGTGGCACACAAGATAAAAAGAAAAATCCTTTATCCCCCACTGATAAGTTTTTGTTTATGAAAAAAGTACTCAAAGGATTTGATGTTGTTGTTAATAAGAAATATAGTACCATTTTCTCGATATTACAAGATCTTAGCGATAATGGATATGGTGAAGTTGTTTTAGTTGTTGGTTCGGATCGTGTTGCAGAATTCAAAAGAATTATTAATAAGTATGTTGGACCCAATAAAGACTTGAAATTTTCTAAATTTGAGGTGATATCGGCGGGGGAACGAGATCCAGATGCAGATGATGTTTCGGGTATGTCTGCATCCAAAATGAGAGCAGCAGCATCAGACGGTAATATGAGTGTATTCCGATTGGGACTGCCATCCCATGTCCCACAGAGGGATGCATTGAAAATGTTTAATTCTTTACGAAAAAACATGGGCGTTAAGGGTGAAATAACAGAATCTTGGTTTGACTACGATGAATTTAAAGAGTTTAACGAAAATGGCACAGTATCATCATTAGAAGACGATATGATTTTGAATGAATTGAATGTTGCATCAAGAAGAAAATTAGCAAGAAGAATGAAAATGACTGCAAAGAAACGTGCTAGGGTTCGTAAACGAAAAGAAAGACACAAAAAATCAAAAACACAATTGGTATCAAAAGCAAACAGAGCAGCAATGATGAAAATGAGAAAAAAAATAATTAGAGACATGAAATGGGGAGACATTCCTTATTTGCAAAGAGAAAAGATTGATAAAAAAATAAGAAAAAAGAAAGGCATAATTGCAAGATTATCAAAAAGGTTGTTACCAAATATGCAAAAAGCAGAAACAGAGAGACTAAAAAAAGTTCAAGCAAGAATGACAGACACTAAACCATCAAAGGTAATGGAGAGTGTTGATATTTTGTTCGATGAAATGATCATTGAAGCAGGAGAAGAACAAAAACAACGACTTAAGGATAAAGAAAACAATCGTGGTGTTGGGACAAGCGATCCTAAAGGAAGAGATGCTGCTCGGAAAAGGGCAGAAAGGGAAACTGACAAGAATACGGGTATACCCAATTGGAAAGATCTTCGTCTTGTCCGAGGCACAGAAGGTAAAACCGAAGGAAAGGTAATGCTCGTTCATAAAAACGAGTTGAACAAACGAGACTATGATGTAATAAACGCTAAACCAACCAGAGGATCTGCTGGTTCTGCTGCACAAGAAGACGATTGGGTATGGACTGTAACCGCAAAAAAGATGATCGCAAAATCAAAAGATGAAGTAGACACCAAAGGTGCTAAATCTGAACAAGAAGCAGGCGCAAAGGGTGGAGCAAAACAACCAGAAAGCCCAGAGCAGCAACCAGAAAACCCAGAGCAGCAACAAGCGGCACAAGCACAAGCAGATTTAGCATCTCTCAATGTTCGTGAAAAGGAAATGCAAGTTGCTGCCATTGAAAAAGAATCTCAAGCACAACAGGATGTAGAGCAACAGCAAACAGATTTTGAAACCAACTTCTTTGTGGATAAGGATGGCGCAAGACTTCCTCGTTCACTAGATTCTAAAAGTTTGACTGAAATACGAAAGGGTGGACTAGGACAAAAACGAGAATATTCTACAATAGCACTCCCAGAACCCCGAACACCAGTTGGTAAAGATGAAGGTAAACAATTAGAATTCGCATTCGTGTATGTCTCTCTTCAAAGAAGTGGCATGTCAGATGATGATATTGAAGCGAGACTCCAGAACGCACCCGAACTCACAGCGTTCAATGAAGAAACGCTCAGTAGAGCAAAGGCTGCAATAAAATCAATGGAAGATAGTGGATTTTCTCCAGAACAACTTGCAGGTGCTGGATATAGTGGCGAACTAAAAATTGCAGGTGTGCGAGGTGGTGAACCCAAAACAGATAATGTGATCATGATAGAAGAAGATGATCCAATGAACGAATGGGCGCACACCAAAGGAATGCTAGGTGTTAGCATGAAAAAAGATGGTGATATTCAAGCATCCTCTCCGCAAGGTCCAAGAGCGAGTAATGAAATAAGAATGGGCATTGAAGATGCAATAGAAAGTGGTAATTTTAGTAAGAAACTGTCTAAATCGTTAGAAAACCTACTAACCGATCTGTCCAACATGCCTAGTAAAATTATCGCTCCTAAAAATATAGAAAAAGCCTTGTCTTCTGAAAAGAACTATACAGATAAATCTAAAGTTGGCGATCCCAAATACCTGAAACCCGCTGTAAAGGAATTATTTATCAATGGTGATCCATCACAGGGAATTCGTGACGAATCTAATGGTGAACTCTGGACACAAAAGTTAGGAAAAGACATAAGTGCTAGAATCAAAGAAGAGTTTAGAAGTAACCCAGAAATGGCATCAAGGGTGTTATATGAACAACTAAGTGGTCGCAAAACATTCTCACAAGAAGGAACAGACCACAGAGCAGCAGCGGATGTGATGATAACTCCATATGGGCTCAAACCAATCACGTTAGAATATTGCCAGAAATTGATTGAAACTGACGCAGTAAACATAAGAATTTCACAAAAGGGTTCTGGTGGTGGACTCGGAAGAATGACATTGCGAGTCGATGTGAAAGGTGAAGTTGCTGGTTCCCCTGCAATCAAAAACGTTGCTCAGTTTCTGACAAATGTCGGAATAACAGAATCTACAAGACTGATAAAGAGATTCCTATCAGAATCAGAATCGGAATATGCAGGAATTGCAGACACAGATGCAGCAAGAACTGATATCGCAGACAACATCGATAATATTGCATCAACTCTATTCATGAAAAATTATGATGTTAGTGTGGAAGGTGATTTGTTTGAACCATTCCAAGAAGAAGGTTCTAAAGAATTCAATACCGTCACCATAAACGGTAAAGAAAAGAAAATTCCTGTTAAGTATAGTATCCGTCAAAACGACGATATAAATGAAAGTTTTCGTATGCTCATTGAACCTGACGTACTAGATAAATACGTCCAAAGACTTATAGATAAAGGAATGTCAAAAGATAAGGCATATGCAATTGCAACATCTTCACTTCAAAACCAAAAAGAAACCGATGAAGACATCGTAATGATGCTTCCAGATTATCCTGTTCAAACCCCTCAGTTTGATTCAGATTTGTTTGACAAAACTCTTGGCAGGGAATCTGGATGGGAAATTGGTGATCCTGCAAAACCACTAGACCTCCATCAGCACCCCAAAAAGAAGAAAGCAAATGAAGAAGGTGGTGCCGGTGAAATGGGAACAAAGAAATTGCTCAGACAATACATAAAAGATACACCTCATATGTCAATTGATGGTAAATTTACCGAAAATTTTGGTTAGAGTATTAAAAAACAATAAATAATAACGGATCTATATAATATTGGGAGAACAATATGAAAACATACAAAGAATTAAAAGAAACCCTTTCACAAATAACAGAAACCCAAGAGGTTGCTGGTGGTGCTGCAAGAAGTGCGCACAGCGATTTTGGTGTTCATCGAATTGAATCTCAAGTACAACTTGCGAGGCTCAACTCTTTTCTGAATGCATACACTCAGAGAGAATTCCTTGACCCAAAAAATGCAATTTCAGAGATTCGTCACAAATTAAACCTTGCTGGGTTGGATTTCGATTGGAGCAATTCATCAACAATTTCAGTTGACGAAACTAAAAACCTCACATTAAAAAGGTGGGGAGGTTCTTTTGGTACAACTCCAACCCATGATCTTATGAAACAGGGGTTCTATACTAGTGATAACATTTCAGAATTTAATAACGGAATGGGACTCTCATTAAAGATCAATTTATACCAAGATGATGATGGGTTATATGATTTAGATGCTAAAATTGTCCCAAACACAAACGAAGATTGAAAACTTTTTTATATTATGGACTTCACAATTCTCACTAAGAAAAATTTTGAAATGTATGCTATGAAGCACTACAACAATCCTCAGTGTAATAGTATTGAAGAGTTTCAAGAAGACCTGAATCGCGTCAAGTATATCAAACGTTTATTGGGAAGATATCACAATAAAGGGTTACTTAAAGAAAGATTAATATTAAACCATATTATAGTTTTAAATAACATATTTGGATCAAGAGTATGTTGCAGAATTTTATTCTATAAAATAGACGATATGTTCTACCCATATCTTAAATCTTTTCTAGAATATCTGCAATATCTTCCCTACTCTATACCAGAGGTTGATATTGAGGACATTCCCGCCGACTATAAGATAATTAAGAAACTGGAGACGATGTGATGATAAACGAAGCAAATGCCAATATGGGCGAACTAAACAAAGTCATTAATGCATTTACTGTTTATAAATTTATTAGAATGATAGTCACTCCTTTTAGAAGAATGCCTGCATATAAGTATGGCATAATAGATGATAAAGGAAACTTTATCCGAAAGATTGATACTCTTACCAAAAGCAAAGAAATAGAATCAGTGGACCCATTCAATCGTTTAATTATTAATATTAAAAAAATCATCGCAATGGTTCCTGATCCCACACTTAAAGCAAGGCTCACTACTCTCCCAACTGCAATGCTACTGTTAAAAGATGAAGCAGAAAAAATTGGGGCTGATGGTGAATATGTTTTAAATGAAATAAAAAAGCATATGATAGAAGAAAGAAATGTAGACATTGATCAACTTGCATTAGATGCATCGTTTGAGTTATTGTCGGAGGAAAATGACCATGGTAGATAATCAAGACATATCAGAAGAATATTTAAATGGTGATTTTGACTTTGGTTTCACAGCAGCAGATGAAGATGAACTCAACAGTCTAGTTCAATTGGACGATCAAACAACACCAGATGAAATAAAAGAAATGCAAGAAAAATTAGATTTAATTTTGCAGATGAACTCTACTTGTGATGGTGCAACCGCAGTTAAGGAACAATATGACGCTCTATTAAAAGTCAAAATGGAAGAAGTAGAAAAAGTATCATTGCCGTTGTTGTTAAATTTAAAGAAAAATAAACAAAAAGATTACCTATATTGGCCCGGTGGGGAACGAGAGGCGAAATGTGATTTGCAAATACAAAAACTTTTAAATGTCACAAGGAATCTGTAATGGGGTGTGGTTGCAATAAAAACGGAAGCAAACTTAAACGACAATCATCTAGATTGCCAATAAACACACAACCAAAAAAGAAAATTACACCGAATCAAAGACGAAGTGAATGTGTTAAACTAGAAAATTTAAAGAAACGTAAAAAATTAATAGAATTTCAAAAGAAACAAGAAGCCAATCAAATACTTTGGGAAAGGCGCAGAAATAAATGAAAAAATTTAAACAATTGGTAGAAGAAATGAATTTATATAAAGAACTACAAGAAACAATGACATCTGCTGGGGGCGGTATCGCAGGAATGCACCAAAACGTAGTACCAACAGACAATCTGCCACAAATTGCAGGCAGAGAAGCAGATCGTTTAGCAATCAAAAAGAAGAAAACTAACGAGACTTTCGCAGGATGTAGTGTATTCTCTCTCAATTCCGAAGAGTATAATAAATGCTTAAAAGGAAGAACAAAATATGAGCGTTGGTCAAGAAAACTAAACATGGATGAGATAAGCAATCAAGAAATACGTTCATATTCACATAAATATCCAAACAAAGCAGTCATCATTAAAGATAGTACAACAGGAATTATGGCATATTTAATACCACCACCACAAAGATGAATAAATTTCTCCTCACATTATGTTTATTAATACCAGCATGCACATCAACACCAGACATTGTAGTTCGCGGTGATACATCACAAAGACTTGAACACATTGCAGAAGATGTTCGTCAAATACCAGAACCCGACGAACTTCCTGTAATTGCAGATCAAATAGATGTTGCAGCAGACGAAGTAGAAGTTCTGGAAGTAGAAAACTCACAGTTCAGAGATGCAGAACGCAAAGAGGCGGTTCAAAGTTTATACTGGATCGCAAGCGTAACCGCAGGCGCAGGATTACTATTGTGTATTGGTGGTATTGCAATAGCAATATTTGTGAATCCTAAACTGGGTGCTTTACTGTTCCTGATGGGTGCTGTCACGGGTGGACTTGGAACCTATGCCACACTATACATGGAACATGTTGGTATATTCGGCGGTATATTTGCAGGACTTGGTGTTCTTGCTGGTATTATTATTGTCATATACCAATTCAGAAAAGATAAAAAGGCACTAGAAGAAGTTGTCTATAGTGTAGAGACTGCAAAGAATGGTGGTAAAGTTATAGACCATGGCGAATTTAGAAAAACTTCAAACATTATTCAATCTAGAGCCACACAAAAAGAAGTTTCCAATATTCGCAAGCAATTTAAAAGATGGTCTGGGGATGACATTCATTAATTGTTATATGACCTCAATATGCTATCATGTAGGTGTTTGCATATGAAGTATGCGTCAACGATATCAGAAACCGGATTATCCACAGAACCCTTATCTGGTGTAATGAGTGTCTTAAGATCATAACCAGTTTCCTCAACGAACGATTTATGCATCATCGTCTTGTCTGCATTCCCTTTTCCGGTTGCAAATTTCTTAACAGTGGTAGGCGGAATAATCTCCAATGGAATTCCCATATTATGAATTTTATATTTCAGAACACCCGTGTTCTCTGCAATGTGAAACACCTTCCCTTTAGAGCCAAATGAATATCCCTCAAGAGCAACTTGATCACAACCGATCAACTTATCTACAGCCCAATCAGCAATGCTCTTGTACCGTTCCAAATCACAATCCCAATCTTGGGATCGTTCACCATAAATGTTCTTCAAAAAGAAATCAGCATACTTCTTTGTGTCGGTGAGGAAATAGAAGCGACATCTCTTGAATGTGAATGCCTCTTTCTCTTTAGCGGCGAACACACAAATTGCTGGTGTTCTTATGCTATAATCTACTCCTGCAATAATCATTGTAGAATCTCCTACAACTATTTATGTTGACTTTCATCGTCCCGAAGTAGAATGAGAATCAATAGAATTATTCCCAGTTGAATAAATGCTTCTAGCATGTTGGTTTGTATAATTTCTTATACGAATAGAACCAGAAGAATGTTCCAAGAACAAACCAAAAAGCAGACTGCGTATATGAGTCTGCTACTATGTTACATAATGATTGAAACATCATTATCCCTGAACAAATTAATGCTGTTGTTAGTTTAATATTCACTCAACCACCTATCCTTTATTGTGTAATCAGTCCTTCAATTAGAATTTCCTCGTTAATCCAATCCAAATATTTGGCAATAATTGTAGCAGAACATTCTGATACTACCACTTCACCTTTAAATATCGTAACCATAACATAATTACTGATGATCCCTACAACATATTCTCTTCCTTGGAATTCTGTAAACACACCCCCACCACTATCTCCAGGCAGAATTGATGCAGGTCTTGGAAGGAATTTCATATAGTTTGGTTCATCTATCACGACACCAAAATATCTGAATACGCCTGGTTTGCTATACTTCTTATATCGTAAAGAGTGACCAACCGTTGTAATGTCTTTATATCTTTCCATCCATTCTACGCACCCCATTTTTGCAGGTTCGTGTGATGAATCACATTCAAGAAAGATTAATCCTACATCGTTACTTACCCGCCCAAATGTATGGCTGTAACTGGGATGCAGAACCATATCTTTGACTAGTATCTCTTCTTCGCCAAGGACTACGGAAAAGATATTATCATCGTCGATACAGTGACCAGCAGTCAGAACCACATTTGGACGGATAAGGATTCCACTTCCCAGCAGACTACCATCCTCTAAATGCAAACTGCATATAGATGGATATGGGTCTTCTTCTACTGTTGTTCGGACAAACCACTCATCCATATAATCGGAAAGTGTTGGTGAATCAACAATAGATTCTTTTGGTTGTGTTTTAGGGGTGGAGGTAAATGTAGTTGCGGTGCAACTTGCTAAACATAATACAGAGGCTAAGACATATGCAATTTTTCTATTAACCATACCATATATTATTTATAAGAGAAATGGCTCTTTTTGAATTTTATTAATAAAAAAAAAACAACCCTCTATTTTCTTCGCCGTCGAGGTTTGGACATGAGCAGTGCAATTGCAAACAATCCGAGTGTCCCCGGCGCGGGAACTATATGACCCGTTAGGTTATCTGCACTAGATCTAAAATTGCTTATAGAACCTAACCACTCTGTGATTGAATCAAGTGCTTCCTTGCCAAATATTGCACCGATACCCACGGCAATGGCGGTGAGTATGAATACTTTTTTATCTAACGCCTTGATCTTACGATCTTTAGACTTACTGTTGTCTTTGCATTTGCTGAGTTCATGCTTGAGAGTTTCTAACTCTTTGGTTTGACACGCTTGACACGGTTCAGGTTTAGTTTCAGTCATTTCGGTTTCTCTCTTTTTCTTTTTGCTCTATTTCATATTTCGCCATTTGTATAGCACGGGACATCTCTTTGGAGTCTTCTCTATATGATTCTCTGGTTACCATTTTGGCACGATCTTTAGCCATAGAATACATGCGATCCATGACTTTATCATGTTCGCTTTGCATGTGTCCCACTCTACGAGTAAGGTCTTCCATAGTTTTAGACATAACAGTAATTTTGTGTGATGCTCTCCACACGAATCCAATCAAAGCAAATAAACCTGTCGTAGATATGGTGACTGCGATATCAATCCAGTCTATTGTCATTGTTAGATTATCCTCATTTAAAAATCAAATAAACATAATCTACAACCTATCTATAAAACAACCCCCCTGTCCGAAGACAGAGGGGTTGCTGAAGTGTCGGAAAGTCTCTTAACGAGACAACCAATACTATTTATCAGAATGTAACACTCAATTGTGTGGTGACGAGGAATTCGCCATCAGTGCTTGAGTTATTCCAACCAGAACGATAGGTGTTCCAACCCTGAACGGCATTCATTGAATAACCGACCGAGTTCATCCACCGAACATTCTTGGACACATCATAATTAGCACCGACAGTCATCAGGCTAAGGGTATCATTACCCGTACCTGCTTGACCATACTCATACTGCAAGAATCCTTGAAGATTCTCACTGCACTGATAACCAAGAGTACCTACGGCACCATAGTTATCATTAGTACCATTGCCTTGCTCAGAAGCAATCCACGAAACTGCTGCATTCCAATTACCACTGACGTATGAAGCGTCAATGGTATATGTGCCATAACTCTCTAGAGTATCAGCATCTTGGTATGCATATGCAGCACCAATACCGAAACCAGAGCCGAAATCATAGTCACCACGGACGCTGATTCCATAACCATTGGTTCCGATTGCAGCACCATTCAGGGTATTGAACCCATCATTGAATGATGCTGTTGCGCGGAATGATCCCCAATCCTTGGAGAATTCCACACCTTGCGAACGACCCTGACCAAAAGTAGTAGCCAAAAGACTATACTCGCCAGTGACGTTATCCAAAGGCGAATCAGTGTAACCCTTATAGAAAGAAGTTACGAACTGACCTACCTTGACATCCATATCAAAGACAGATCCTGAAAGGTATGCATCTACGAGATCAAAGTCACCAGCATTTGAATCGCTAAACTCACCGCTGACTTTGTAATCCCAGTCATATACCTTACCAGAAACCTCAAGACGCTCATATGGTAGGTTGAACCCACTTGTACGAGAATTTCCACCACCATTGTTGTACTGGTAACGGAAAATACCAAACCCATGCAGATTCACGGTTACAGGTGATGCTTCACCTTGCAACATAGCACGGGCATCAGCATCAGCAAGGATCTCACGAACCATGGCTTCAGTAGCCTCGGCTCGTTGTACATCCAAATCGCTGGGTGCTGACATAGAAGCGATCTTGGCTTCAGCGGCAATCACTCTGTTTTGTAGATCAACATATGAGTCCTCTGCAACTGCAAAGTTTGCAATTACCGCAGCACCGACAACAGCCAGTGTGCCAATGAGCCATTTGTTGCATTTAAGTGAATGTACCTTCATAGTAAATTCACTGTCCTACTGCGGTTGTCGCAGCAGTCCACAATGCTTGAACTGCATGACCAAACCACATTACACCATCCCAAGCGAATGGAACGAGTGCCAATGTGATCATCATACTACGATTTACGCCTACCTTACCCAATGTGCGGGTAATGCAATCATCTCCACCAGAACAACACTTATCTGAATTAGCCATTTTGTTTCTCCTATTTAGAAATATACCCTGGCTAGAGGGTTGGAGCGAATTGCTCCTCTAACAAAAAATGGGCATAATTGCCCATTAATTTTTTGATTATGTCTCTTATATAGACACTCTAAACTCTACGAATCTATACAAGTTCCCCATTGTAGCGTCAATAATGGGGGTGTCAAATAAAAAATAGAAAGTTTTTTACCTGATCGGGCAAGCCCCTCCAGCGCACTCCACACCCTCTAAAACCTCACCAGTTGCTACAACCTCAATTTCCTTGAGTCGTGCAGCACGTTTTTCATACTCTTCTTGAGAGATTTCTTCGTAGGGTGCTTGATCAAACCCATGATCTGAATGAAGCAAGAAACTAACAGTTTTCAATGAATTCTCATAGTTCTCTTTCATCCATTCCTTAATCTCATCCAATTCTTCAAGTCGATAATATACAGTAACGGACACTGAGTTATCTGACCACTTGGTTTGCATTTCTTTTACCAATTCCAACTGTTTAACAGCAGTCATATCCTTGGCTAAGATAGTATCACCGTTAATATTACACGGGAATTCCACTACAATGGTGCTATAGTCCTCTGTCCCGTCAAATCGCTTGACATACTCTACAGGATATCCTGCATCTCTGCAAGTATCCACTAACGCATCATCACTGGACATTCTAACTCTACGGATAAAGTAATTCGCATATGCTGGGTGAACACCTGGCGTGCTTCCAGAGAGCAAGGAGAGCGTGCCTGAGGGCTTTACTGTCGTTAATCTGATAGAGGTAGGGTATCCCTTCTTTTCAGACCATTTTACATCAAAATCCTTCAGATAAGCATAGCATTCATCTAACCATTCCAATTTATCCAACGACTGACAGACTCCAGTGATACCCACACCAATTCGCATGTTCCTATGCACAACCTCATTGGTCTTTTCATGAATGAACGGTAATGCACAGATAGCCTTCTGTGTCTTGTATAGAAGTTTTGCACACTCCTTTAATTCTGATTTTGACTCAATGTTGTTTAGATAAATCTCTGAGAGGTTACAGCATTCATGAGACTCCAGTAGAATCTCAGCACATGGATTGATGATCTCACACTTATCCTTGCTCTTCTCCCCCAGTCTACCAACCTTCTGCGCCAGTGGGAGATTAAAGAATCCATAAGGTTCACCCGAACCATCATAACCCTTCCATACTACATCACTTATATGGTCATAAGAATCTGCATAGATTGTGTTGTTGGACATCGCACGCCAGTTGGGGATGTTTCCTAAGTCCCATCTCTTTGCACGAAGGAAAAGATAATCGTCTGGATCACCCACTGCAATTTCAGCAGACCGGCGAACATTTCCTGCAACAACGACAGACCCAATAATATTACCAATGTCAAGAACATCTATAGATCGTAGTTTTTTACCCTCTCTTGCTGCAATTATGGCAGAAATCTTATCAATTCCCTCAATAAGAATGCCAGGGCCAGATGCTTTCCCACCAAACCCAGCAATGGGTTCACCAGATGAACGAACAAGGATAGTAGAATAGGTAAAAGACTCTCCGGTGTAGAAGAAAGACTTCATGACCTTCTTAAGAAGTTTTACCCAACCTTCTCTAGTAT